CCATGGAATTCCGATTGAACTATTTCTACATTTTCATAATTGAAATCGGATTTCAAAAACTCAGCGTTACTATTGTCGTCAATAATAACAATCTTTTTATCCGGGTATAATGATTTTAATAATTTCACAGAATGGTTCCAGTATTCATTCGTAATTTCGGAATTAACGTGTCTTATTATTATAAATCCATAGTCGTTCATAATAATATACATAAATATTTTCTATTATGAACAAAACTGTAAAAATTTGAAAGACTTTAAAAATATATAAATTATATAAATTACACACATGACGGAATATTATCTATATCAATAACATCAGACGGCATCTCTCCCTTAAAATTACTAAATGCCTTAAATTCTGGTCTCTCTAATTGTGCTTGAGGGGTATGATTATGGACACATCTTGCTATCATTTTGTATAATTTAAAGTCAGGATAACGGTCATCACCATTATTTTTATATAACATATTTATTCCTTTGTCATCTAAACACCATTCAACAATTAGACGTTTAATTGGATCCGTACTTTTTTCAATATCTTTAAGTTCATCCGTATCATCAATAACATAGTCAAATATGGAGCAAGCAAGACGGCATAAATCGAAACTATAGTTCGGCTCTAATCTGGGTTTCTTTTCATTTAAATAAGGTTCTGTATTATATTGGGTTGCCGCATCTCCGCCCGTCTGAAAACTATCGCTACAGAAAATCTTTCCATCAAATTTATAAATACTTCTACCAAAATCTATAATCTTAAATAAGCGACCGAATGTTGGGACCTTGTAATACGTCTTTTTATAACAATAATATATGTATTTTTTATCCGTTTTATTATACATAACGTTATTGGTATGTAAATCGTTGTGCGTGAAATTAAATGCCTTTTGGTAAGTAATTAAAATCATTATTATTTGCATAAAAGCGGAATACCATTCTTCATTTTTTAATTTATTATTTAAAATAAGGTCATCAAATGTATTCTCGCAATATTCCATACAAATAACTTGAATTGGGAATTTTTTTATAGTAGCGTTTATTTCCTCCTCTTCTTCGGAATCACTAACATCTTCATAATCGTCTTCATTTGATATTTCATCTTCTTGATCTTCTTTATTGTCTTTATTGTCTTCATCTTCGTCCATCTCCATATTATTATCTATGGCATCATCATTTACGAGTTCTGGAATCTCTTCATCCATGTTATCTTCCTCGTCTGTATGGGATGATCTAGATGAACAAGTGGAATTCGATTTTAATGTAACTTGGCTCATATTTTTTTTGTCGGATAAACCACCGTTCAAATTATTTAAATCGACGGTCTCTAAATTCATTTCAACCATGCTTCCATCAATGTTTTCAATAGAGACATTTTCATCAAACACATCTTCGAATAATTCGTCCGTAAAAGAATTTATAGATAATTGAGACATAGCACTAGTGTTTTGTTGTATTTTGATGGGTTTTAATTTACAGTTTTCGTTTTCGTTTTGGAATAAATGCTCATAATCGTCTATTTTAAATAACACGTTCTTGTTTTTATTAAAAAATTCAGAATTATTCAAGTATTCAATATCATCACAAACATTCAAAATGAAGTTATTTTTAATACCTAAAAAGGATCCATAGTAATCTACGCCATGGACAAAATTACATGTATGTATTAATGTGCTAGATAAATGTACAAACATACCGTCTACGTATGCAGAATTATTTGGGTCTATAAATTTACTGTTGCATTGGGCATCCGTTGAAGTGATATTTGGCAAGGTATATAATTTTTCATCTTGAACATTGTATTTACCGATTAAATACTTATAAGGGTCTAATAGTGGTGCTAATTTAAAAAATACATCCCTGTCTTTGGTTTTGTTATTATTTATGTTTTTTAGTTTGCAATTAAATATGCGATTGTTTTCTTCGTTTTCTTCTTCATCATCACAATTCACGTTTGAAATATACCATTTGTGGTTTAAATTAACGTTGTTAAAATTTGTCTCATTTAAGGAGAAGAACTTTGAATAAATGGGTATATAATTTTGTGTATTAGACAAAAAAAGAGTACGTGGGTTTTCTAAAGTTTTAAAAAGTTCATTGTTCTTTCGTTTTTGATAATTTACAAACATCTTTCTTTAGCTAATTAATATATAAATTATATGTGTTTTTAACTTATTATAAATGATAAATAATAAATTTCACTTTATGCTTATTTCGTAAAAAAGATAAAATAATCTTTCTAAAAGTTATAAGATATGACCTTAGAACTAAAAAAATTTGATATGAAGAGTATTCAGTTTAAACCAAATGAAAACAAAGGTCCTGTAGTGGTTTTAATCGGTAAGCGTGACACTGGTAAATCATTTTTAGTGAGAGATTTATTATATTATCAACAAGATATTCCTATTGGCACCGTTATTTCTGGGACAGAAGAAGGCAACGGATTTTATAGCAAAATGGTGCCGAAGTTATTTATCCATAATGAATATAATTCTGCTATAATAGAAAATGTTTTGAAACGGCAGCGTACCGTGTTGAAGCAGGTTAAAGAAGAAATGGCTACGTATAAACGTAGTACTATTGACCCTAGGGCATTCGTTATTCTGGATGATTGTCTTTATGATAACACATGGTCGCGTGATAAATTAATGCGATTACTTTTTATGAACGGTGAAATGTTTGCCGGAGTCATTCCAAAAGAATGGCTAGTTTACTGCTTTATTTAGCATTAAGCAACACGTCCAAATTGCGGAGACCTCTCGTTTTAGAACTGTGTAAAGTTCTTTGAAGGTTTATACTACTAAGTTATTATAGAAATATAGTAATGGCTTATGCTAATCACATAAGGTATAGTAAAAAGGTATAAAATAGAGAAAACCCGCAGCTCGTCACCTAAGTCCGTTATTGGTAAGGATATGGTGATAGTTCAACGACTAAATGCCCGTGGGGTTGAGAAGTTTAACCAACTTCGATGATACCTTAAGATATAGTCTAAACCCATTCGAGAGAATGTTATGCCCATTTAAAAAGCATAAATTTAATGATTTTAGAAGGAAATTTCTAAATGAAAATGGTATAAATTGAGACACTGGAAGGTGATGTTAGTCATCACTATGCAATACCCTTTAGGTATTCCGCCCACATTGCGTACTAACATCGATTACGTTTTTATTCTAAGAGAGAATTATATAGCAAACAGGAAACGAATATATGAAAATTATGCCGGTATGTTTCCAACATTTGAGTCCTTTTGTCAGGTCATGGACCAGTGTACGGAAAATTATGAGTGTTTAGTTATAAATAACAACTCGAAATCGAACAGATTACACGACCAAGTGTTTTGGTACAAGGCCGACAATCACGGTGACTTCCGATTGGGTTCAAAAGAATTCTGGGAATTGTCGAAAAACCTTAAAGACGAGGATGAAGAAGAACAATATGACCCAAATAAGACCAAAAAACGCGGAGGTGGGCCTAAGATTAGCGTTAAGAAAACAACGAAATGGTAAAACCTTGCGTTAAATTTGGTTAATCCAATCTTCCATAATTTTATAATCAATTGAATGTTGTTGTTTACATATTTCAATCGTGCAATATTTCGTCTCAAACATTCCACTCCCAAAAAACAAAAACCCGCTTAACGAAGTACCTTCTAACATATGTACATAATATTTATTTTGTTTTTTTTCAATAGTACCAATTTTTGATGTATTTATAACCAATTGCGTTAGTTTTAGAAATCTAGTCATTATATAACGTATCATAAATGGTTTAAATTGATTTATTATATATTATTTTATAAAAATATACAATAATGGTTTATAAAAATTATTTTATATATATATATAATATATTTTTATAATGAATAAAATTATAAAAAATACACGTGAGACATTGAGGATACCAACAAAAATAACAAATGAGAATATAAAAAAATACGTAAAGTATTATATAGAAAGTAAAGAAAATCTACCATGGGATTTAAAGGATAAACAGATAGGTCAATGGGACGTTAGTAGAGTAACGGATATGAATAGATTGTTTGGTAATCAAGCAAATTTTAATGAAGCCTTAAATGATTGGAATGTCAGTAACGTAACGAATATGAATGGCATGTTTTCGAATTGTTATAATTTTAATAGTCCTTTAAATAAATGGGATGTTAGCAGGGTAACTGATATGGGTAGTATGTTTATGAATTGTTTTAAATTTAATCAACCTTTTTTTAACGAAGAGTTAAATAGAAATTGGAATGTTAGTAATGTAACAAATATGAATAGTATGTTTATGAATTGCTGGGATTTTAATCAAGCGTTAGATAGTTGGAACGTTAGTAATGTTTTAGATATGAATGATATGTTTAAATATTGTGCAGATTTTAATCAACCGTTAAATAGTTGGACCATTAATCCTGAAGCAGTTACATTTGAAATGTTCACTTCTCGTAGCATGTTGGAAACAAATAAACCAACAATGCCACGAAGACAACCAACGCCAACGGCACCTAAACCAGTAGTTGACCCAAATCAAGTTCATAAGGCAGCCGGAAACATTAAATACAATGAATTAAATGATTTTTTATCCGCAAAAATTGGCAACCCAGCAATGCCTAGTAATTTAAATTATCCAAATTACATTACTGACACAATAAAATCATTAATTAGTACCTCACTAATTAGTAACCCGTTTAGTAGGGAAGCACCTAGTAAAAAAGAACAACTCGACGGAGTTCAAATAATTCTGAATAGATTAAACAATCCCTATTTTAGGTACAATGATTTAAATGAGTCCGTAAGAAAGTCTATTTTTTATTCTTTGGAATACGTAAAAAAGCAATCACGCTTATTTCAAAAAGCGTACGTTGATAGTTTTATTAAGGATTGTCTTCAAGCTCATGAAGTAGGTGATACAATGAGTTGTATAAATGGAGTATTAGAAAGATTGGTGCTTTCTTTAATTCCTGCTTGTGTTACTTCTCAAAATAAACAAGATTGTAGTACAATTATTCCTTTAATTACAGGTTTTCAAGATTATATATTAGATTGGTTTAAATTACATTCACCCAAGCATTTCACCTATGTTAATGAACCTTTTCCAAGCGATTCACAAGCAAGAAGAGCCAATTTGAAACAATATTTATTGGAAAAAATAAAAATACCAGGTAAAGAAGATGTGGTCGAAGATATGATAGAAGAAAACATTAAAAAATGGGGAGATTATAACGATTATGATGATGAAGATTTTACGCATGGAGAGACGAATAAAACAGGCGGTAGAAGAACGTTGAAACGAAGAAAAGGGAAACGAAGACAAACGATGAAAAAGGCCAAAACGGTGAAAACCGTAAAACGAAGCATCGGAAAACGTAATGCCAGATATTTAAGGAAAAGAAAAACAAGAAAATAATATTTATATATATATATTTATGTCTGTCAGAAGAAGCACAAGAGGAACGGCAAGAGGTTCAGAAGAACAAGATGTATCTAAACGAGCAAGAGTAGAAATAATAACAAACGAAAATATACGTGGATATGTTAGTGCGTATATACATAGCAGAGGTTCACTACCTGCTTATTTACGAGATGAACCCATAGGTTCATGGGATGTTACTGGTGTAACTAATATGAGTAAATTGTTTGAAGGACAAAATACTTTTGATGAACCTTTAGGTACATGGAATGTTACAAACGTAACTAATATGCAAGATATGTTTAGCGGATGCAGTACGTTTAATCAATCATTAACTGGATGGGGTAATAACCTAAAAAAAGCAAATATGATGAGACACATGTTTTATAATTGTACTGCATTTAATAATGGAGGTGAACCATTAAATTGGACTATTAAAGCTGTAGAATATGTTGATGGTATGTTTCAAAATTGTGCTGCGTTAGAACAACCAATAAATTTTGTTCTTGGAAATAACAAATTAAGATACACGTCAGGTATGTTTGATGGTTGCAGTATGTTTAATCACCCACTAAATTGGGGTGAATTAAGTGTTGGCCGTGTAACAGAAATGCATACTATGTTTCGTGGCTGTTCACTTTTTAATCAACCACTCAATTGGCGTGTCAATAGCGTAGAACAAATGCAGTATATGTTTCAGGGATGTACGAATTTTAATCAAGATTTGAGTCAATGGAATATCAGCAGTGTACAAAATATGTCGTATATGTTTGATGGTTGCACGAGTTTAACTCAAGCACCGATGGCTTGGGTTGATTACATTGCTGCCAAAATTCGTAGCCGTCCTGGTAATGTTAACAATATGTTTCGAAATTGTCCGGCAAGAGCCCAAATTATCGCACGCGTTGCACTTCCAGAAATTGAAGAACGCAACGATGTATATCATCCAGATAATAACCCTCAACAAGACGACGACAATGAAGAAGACGATGACAATGAAGAAGACGATAACCATGGAGAAGACGAACATCAACGAATTTTTAATCCTAATGAAGTTCATAAAGCAGCAGGAAACATTGACATGGATGGATTAATCGAATTCTTAAAAGAGAAGACCGGTGAAGTAATGCCAGAAAATCCAGAAGATCCAAAAGATGTATTAGTAAATTTTCCTCTTTTAATTAAAGATACAATTGTAAACATACTTAAGGAAAGTGATGAACCGAATGCTACAAAAAGACAACAAATAGCTGAACTGGTAAGTTTATTGAAAACCAGATTAGGTGGAATTGATTATAAAGAAATAAATAAAAATCTACTAAAAGGAGTGTTTTATAGTTTGAAATATATAAAAACACAGTCACTTTTAGTTAAAAAAAATTACGTTGCTGCTTTTCTTCGAGATTGTGCTACTGCTTACGACAAAGAAGATGATGAAGACACAATGACTTGTGCGGCAGGAGCATTAGAAAGAATAATAATGTCTTTAACAGTTTGTAATGCTGATACTACTTCTCTTGATAATACAGATTGTAAAAAAATTATATTCTTTATAATGGGTATTAAAGAGTACATACTTGATTGGTATAAATTACATAAACGTGATAAACCTGGCCCAGATGGTAAGGCTACAGGTACTAGTGTAAACGGCGCCCCTTTTCCTGGTGAGACAGATATAGATGAGAATGCTATGGAAGAGGAAGGAGTAGATAAGGTGTTAAGTCAAAATCTTAGAAGACAAGATTTAAAAGCATATCTACGTAAACAATTACCAGATATAAATATTAGTAAAATAAATGAAGGTATAATAAATTTTGCTGATTATATTCTATATGATGATGATTCTTTTACATATGGAGAAAAAAATCGTGGAGGTAGAAGAAGAAAGACGAAACGAAGAAGTAGAAAGGGGAAACGAAGACAAACGATGAAAAAGGCTAAAACGGTAAAAACTGTAAAACGACGAATTTCAAAGAAGGCAAGAAGAACCATAAAACGAAGAAAATAAAATAAATAAAATAAAATAAAATAATATGTTTTTCAAAATATATTATTTTTATAACCTACTTAAAGAAAAACCCGTTTTTACTACAACCATGTAAAGAAATTCTGATTTTTTGATAAAAAAGTTCCCTACATTTTTAAAAATATTGAATATTTTTATTCAAGACTTTTTTTAACTTTTGAAAAATGGACATTTATAAATGTCCATTTTTCGTTTTTCTAAAATAATTTGCCCAAAAACATAAATTTGTGACCATAAAAATTTTTATGGTCTCATCACTGAAAAAAGTTTTTTAATTTTGTGACGATAAATTTTTTTTTATTTAATAAAAAAGGATTTAAAATTATTTTCTTCTTCTATTTTATGGAAACTTTAGGAAACAATTTAGGGGCAAAAAAGGGCGAAAAAGGGCAAATCGAATACTATTGCGAAAAATGCGACTATATATGCTATAAAAAATATAGTTGGAATAGACATTTATTGACATCAAAACATATCCAGGAAACAGATGGAAACATTTTGGAAACGCAAAAAGGGCATCAAAATATTTGCTGTGAAAATTGTAATAAAGAATTTAAAACGCGTTCCGGATTATGGAAACATACAAAAATTTGTATCAGTGACGAAAATAAAATACAAGATGTCGTCATCGATAAAGTAGATAAAAAGGACGAACTCATTGATTATCTTATGAAAGAAAATAAAGAAATTAAAGAATTAATTTTAGAATTAGCAAAGAAAGATTCCTACAATAATTGTAACAATAATTATACCAATTCACATAACAAAGCCTTCAACTTAAATTTCTTTTTAAACGAAACATGTAAAGACGCAATGAACATTATGGATTTTGTGGAATCTATAAAGTTACAACTTTCAGACTTAGAGAGGGTAGGAGAAAAAGGTTATATTGATGGCATTTCTAATATTATCATTAAGAACCTTAAAGAACTAGATGTTACGCAAAGACCCGTTCATTGTACCGACAAGAAGAGGGAAACCATTTATGTAAAGGATGAAGATAAATGGGAAAAAGACGATGAAAATAAAAAGATGCACAAGTTGGTAAGGAAAGTGCAAGACAAGAATTTCAGAATGATTCAAAAATTTAAAGAAAAGTATCCCGATTATAACAGAGCATCTTCAAGACACTCTGATACATATAATAATATAATTATTGAATCAATGGGCGGTAAAGGTGATAATGATTTTGAAAAAGAAGAGAAAATCATTAAAAGGATTTCAAAGGAAGTTTTTGTAGAAAAATAAAGGTTTTAACAATCATCAAATGATATTGTAACCGGATATTTTATATAACAATAATTGGTCCAATTTGTATTCGGGTTATTTAATTCACACCAATCAAATAATATTTTACCTGTGTCCAATTTAAAAGGGAATGGTTCCCACAAATGATATTTGAAGGCAAACAATAAATTCATAATACCCATTTCATTTGTCTTGCAAAGTGTATATTCATTCATCGCTTCAATAAGTTGATTTTTGTTACATAATTTTAAAATTTCAGTGTCATATATCCAAATACAATTTAAAAAATAACTTTCCTTTAACATATCCTCTCCAAAATCGGTTTTCACCTTTTCTATTAATTCATGGTTATCGTAACTTAATTGACATTTGAACTCATTATATTCACCATGTTTCCCGTCAGTAGGTGCTAACAATTTACATTTATAATCCAGTTCTAATAAATATTTAACATCGTCTAATACTCTGAGACCCGCGTCTAAAAATACAACTCTATTCCACTTAGTAAAATAATTATCAAAGACGTGTAATTTCTCCCATTGGTTCAATTTGGTGATTTCTCTCTTGTCGCTATTTGAAAATCCATTTTCTCCAATCTTTGATAATAAATTTGTTTTATCTATTTTATCAAATTGAACCTCAGAGACATTATAAAACTGCTTAAAATTTTCATTTAAATGAAAGTCAATTGTGATTAAAACTATGTCGCCAAACCAATTTCCTTTGCTTCTTAAATCAATAACGGTTCGCTTTGCTTTATTAAAATAATTAGAGTCTGTTACCAAGACAAAAACTGTATTTTCTTGCGTATTTTCTATTGTATTTTCTAGTTCGGAAATAAGAATATTGTTATAAAAATTGTTTGCTTCTTCTGTCATCGTTCTATGAAAAGTTATTCCATTATTTAATTCAAGTTCATTCTTATGATTATCTATGAAAAAACGTTTATTGTCAATTTGATTAATTTTATGCGTTTCTTTTAATTCGTTAATCCATAAACCAATACATAAATCATCACACCAATGTTTATAAGAGTTATTAATTCCTGATTGTTTAACGTAATTATATAATAATTTATATAGACCATTAGATATAGCATAACCTGCACCGCCGGACATATATAAACAAAAATTATCTTTAATGTGGTCTAATTCGTTTCCAATATAAAATAATTCTGATGGATTATAATCTTTAAGATAATCTTCTAATCGATTCATAAATACAAACGTATCATCATCAATAAAAATATACCAATCGTAATCAGGAATATTCATATTATAGATAAAATGAATGTATTTCCAAGTTATATTTTTCTCATCATCCATAGAATGCCAACCGAATTGCCTTTTTTCATGATCAGGTTTAGACGTTAAATAATAAATATCTTCCTTATTTATATTTTTAAGCATCGTTTCCATTTGGTATTTTACTCTTGTATCCAAATATTTATCACACGTAGAAATAATATAACATATTTTCATTATAAGTTATATTATTTATTTGATTTTAAATTGCTTTTTATTTATTTACTTTATTGTTTCGATTATTTATTTTTTATATGCGAATTTATTATTTATTCTTTCTTATTCGCAAAAGGTCCGCTCACTAATTGACTTTGGCCGTTGTCTGACTTGCCCACAATAATATTTTCACCCTCAAACAATTCCATACAAATATCAGCAGTTGAAAT